CAGACTGAAGTTTAATTGGAAAGGCGATTGGGCCGTTTCAACAGCTTACGTCATTGACGATATCGTCAAGTACGGTGGTAACACTTATGTGTGTACGACTAACCATACATCAGCAAGTTCTGAAGTACAATTTTATTCAGCTGATTTAACTAAGTGGAGTTTACATACAGAAGGAATAGTTAATAAAGGAGACTGGGTAACTAGTTACTGGTATAAAATAAACGATGTTGTCAAGTATGGTAACACTCAATTTATTTGTACTATTGGACATACATCTGGTGCTGATATACTTCCTGCCAATTTCAACATCTACGTAGAAGGTCTAAAGTATGAAGATTCTTGGGTCGCTTCAACAAATTATCAAAAAGGTGACATAGTATCTTACGGTGGTTACAGTTATGTTGCAAAAGGAGATCACTCTTCTATCACAACTCCAAACGAAGATGCTGGAAACTGGAGTGTATTGTCAACTGGTTTTATTGCTAAAGGTGAATACGCTTCTGGTACAAAATATGTTCCAGGTGATGTTGTTAGATTTGGTGGATATAGTTATGCATGTATAGCGACATCAACTGGTAATCAACCAACAGATACTACATATTGGAGTTTACTAGCAGAAGGATTTAACTGGTTAGGTGCTTGGAGTTCTTCAACAGTCTATCAAAAAGGTGATGTTGTAAATAGAAACTCAAATACTTATATTTGTATAACCACTGATACAACTGGTGCAGCTAATGCTCCAGAATTAGATCCAAACGGAAACTACTGGAATTATATTGCACAAGGTGGTAATGCTGCACAGGTTCTTCAAGATACTGGTGACTTACTTTATCAGGCTGCTTCTGGTATTAACAGAATTTCTCTTCCAGCTGGATCAACTGGTACTGCTGCTCAACAAAGAGAAGCAAGTGGTCAGGTTCTAACAGTTGGTGGTTCTCCACTTCTTCCAAGATGGGAAACAAACAACGCTACTACTAGTGTTTACTATGTTACTGAAACTGGTGATGATAGTAATAATGGTAAGAATCTTTCACGTTCATTCTTAACAATACGTCATGCGATGGCGTATATATCAGCACTTACAGGAGCTGATAAACCATCTGCTACCAATCCAGTTACTGTTTATGTAAAAGCAGGTGTTTATTCGGAAGTTCTTCCAATTCATATTCCTGCATACGTTTCAATTATTGGTGACAATATTAGAAACACAATTGTTAAACCTGCTGCTGGTAATTCAAACGAACAAGATTTAACTCTTACTACTGCATTAACATCTTTCCAGTTAGGTGAAACAATTAGTAGTGCTGATGGCACTAAGACTGGTAAACTTCTTGATATAAATGCTGCTAAAACTGTAGTCACAATTCTCAGTGTAAGTGGTGGAGCATGGACTACTAGCGACCAGTATGTTGATATCATCAGCAATAGTCATGCTGACGCTCGTAATTTGATGATTGACAACAAGACTTTCCTTGCTAATGAAGCATATCATCGTCACGTTGCAAACCAAGGTGCTGTGAGTGGTACAGAAGCAACTGTAAAGAGTCGTTTAGAATCTGCTATTGAACAAATTGCTTATAACCTTAAGCATGGTGGTAACAATAAAGTTTATGATTATGCTCAGGCATTAGTTGGTGGTACTGCTATCACTGGTAACAGCACTCAGGATACTCAATTATTCAACTACATTGATTCTGTTGGTCTTGAGATTATTCAAAATATTGCAGTTACTAAGTCTGCTGGTAACAACTTCAGTCAGACAATGTTTACTGGTACAGCAGATAGCACTCCTAAGTGTGCTCAGGTTCAATCTGCTCATACAACATTAGTTGGTATTGTTACTACAGCAATTAGTAACGGTAATATGAGTGGTGCTACAAGCACTAATGGATATAAAACTATTAGTGCTGCTGCTGATATTATCAACAGTGAGTCTACAATGTTCTTCTGTGCAACACATAACATTGTTAAAGACTTTGTGTTAGAAGGCATGACAGGATTTGTTCCTGATGCGACTAACGATAAGGATATGACAGCTGCCACAGTCAAGGGTGTTTACTTTAGACTTGATCCTGCTATCCCAATTACTAAGTCACCATATATCCAGAACTGTTCTGCTTTCGGTGGTGCTGCTGTTGGTGTAATCATTGATGGTGGAGCACACAGACACTTTGATAACTCTGCGACACCATCATACAAGTCAATGGTGTTTGACGCATTTACACAGGTTCTAGAAGGTGGTGTTGGTTTCTGGTGTGAAGGAACATCTGCTGCTGAAATTGTATCTTGTTTCACATACTACGCACACATTTCTTACACCTCTACTGGTGGTGCTAGAATTCGTGCTGTATCTGGTAACTCTTCTTATGGTAAGTACGGTTGTATTTCTAGAGGATTTGATGTCAACGAAGCTACTAAGAATGGTACTGTTGCAGGTTTAATGCTTACTACTGATCCACAAGGTGCGAAGAGTGGTACATTCTCAACAGGAGAAATTATCACAGGTGGTACATCAAATGCGATTGGTGAATTAAGAAGTGATCAGTCAGCTAGTGCAAATAAAATTTACTTTATTCCACGTAAAGGAACCTTTGCACAGGGTGAATTAATTACAGGTGCTACATCAAGTGCTACAGCAACTCTTGTTAACAACACAGACGCTGTGAGAGGTCAATCAGGATTCATCTTGATAGCAGCTGGACTTACAACAGGTCCTGATCAGGGTGGTTCTGTTGAGTTAGTTGATGATGGTATCAACAATGACTCTGGATCATATGTTATCTCTAACTCTAGTTACACAGCACCAGATGGTAGAGGTGCATTAACAGTAACAAGAGCACAGTTAGGAAGTAGTGCTGCTTCACATGATGGACATTCAAACATTGAGTTCTTTGAAGCTGCAGGTAATACTGCTGCTCTACAAACTAACATAGCAGCAGGTGCTTCTTCACCGTTCACAATGAACGTGGACGCTGTTACAGGAATGACAATTAACGGATTCCTTGTTATTAACAATGAATTATTCAAGATTCAATCATTCCCATCAGCAACATCTGTTACAGCAGCACGTGCTCAAGAAGGAACAACTGCTGGAACTCATAACTCTGGTACAACAATTACTATTTTGGCCGCAAAGGTTGCTTCTCAGGATAAGATAATTCAAGATATCAACTCAGGTGCTACAAGCATTCGTGTTGAGAAATCTAATGTTGGTTTCGGTGCTAATGACTATATCAAGATAGGCAGTGAGTTCATGAAGATTTCAGCTGTTGCTACTGATACTACAGGTCTTACAATTCTTCAGTTTGCTGATGAGAAGACAATCGGATGTACAGATGGACAATCATTCAAGATTCGTTACAGATATTCACAGGTTCGTCTAACTGCTCATGACTTCCTAGACGTTGGTACTGGAAGTAAAGCAAATACAAACTGGCCATATCTTCCACTCTCACCAAATGTTCCTTCACAGGAGATTGATGAGACACGTCCAGGTCGTGTTTATTACGTCTCTACCGACCAAGATGGTAACTTTGCTGTTGGACAGTACTTCAAGGTCAACCAGGCGACTGGTAAGGCGACTCTAGACGCTTCTGCGTTTGACTTATCTGGTCTATCCAGTTTGAGACTTGGTTCAATCGGTGCTCAGTTAGGTGCTGCAATTAACGAATTCTCAACAGATGGTCTTTTAACTCAAAATAGTGACGTTAAAGTTCCTACACAGAAAGCGGTTAAGACATATGTTGACAACCTATCTGCTGTTGCTGGTAACTTTGATATTGGTGGTAACTTAACTGTTAAAGGTTCTACATCTACAATTTCATCTGTAGACATAGAAACTAAAGACAGAAACATAATTCTTGGTAAAGTTGCTAGTGGAACATTTACTGGTGATATTTCATCTGGTTCAAATCAGATTACAAACATCAGTGATACAACAAATATTGCTCCTGGCGTTGTAGTTGCTATCTCAGGTGGTAGTGGTACAGTAACACTTTCAGGAACTGTATCAGTTACTGGTTTAACAGGAACAACTGCTACACTTGATGCGTCATTCGGTGGAACTGGATCTGCTACTGCTGCTAGCTTCACTGCTGGTGGTGCTACAGATGCTACCGCAGCTGGAGGTGGTATTACAGTTAAGGGTGCTACCGACAAGACAATTGCTTGGGGTGCTTCTAACGGATTTGATGTTAGTGAGCATATCAACCTTCCATCTGGTAAGGTATTCAAGATTAATGGAGTTGAAGTTCTAAGTGCTACACAAGTTCTTGGAACAACAATTGGTAGTGGTGGTGGAATTGTAACTGAAGATTCAGCTTCAACTCTTACAAACAAAACACTATCTAGTGCTATCTTAACAGGATCACTAACTGCTGGTGGTGGTACTGGTTCAAGTGGTCAGTATTTACAGAGTACTGCTAGTGGAGTTCAGTGGGCAACATTGAACGTAGATGCTACCTCAATTCAGAATGGTAACTCAAATGTTTCCGTAGCTTCTGGATCTAACATAACAGTACAGACTGGTGGAACAAACTGTGCAACCTTTGATACCTCTAATAACCTAACAGTCGTTGGAACTGTCACAGCACAGTCTGCTATGGCTCTCAAGGATAACATTGAGACTATCCCAGATGCTCTTGCAAGGGTCTTGAATCTACGTGGTGTGGAATGGGATTATAAATCAAATGGAACACATAATATGGGTGTTGTTGCTGAAGAAATTGAGCAAGAGTTCCCATGCTTAGTCCATACAGATGATAATGGTATTAAGTCTGTTGCTTATCAGAATATCGTTGGTGTTCTAATTGAAGCAATCAAGGATCTTAAGAGTGAAATTGATCAACTTAAAGGAAAGTAAATGGCAACCGAATTAAGAGGAGATGGGATCCATTTTGGTGGACCTGTCTATAA